CGCGGCATTGCACCACCAGCACGGCGGTTTCCTGATGGGTTTTCTCGGCCGGGACGGAGAACGCGGCGACATCGTTGTAATGCACACCGGGCTGCGTCTTGGCGACATATTCGAGATCCTGCGGCCAGATATTGCGGCCGTGGATGATCATCATGTCCTTCTTGCGCCCGGTGACGTATAGATGCCCGTCCACCAGATAGCCGATATCGCCGGTGTCGAGCCAGCCGTCCGCGCTGAGCGTTTCGCGCGTCGTCGCCTCGTCGTTGAAATAGGCGCTCATCACGCTGGGACCGCGCAAAAGGATGCTGCCGGCATGCCGGTCGGGAAGTGGCTGACCAGCCTCGTCGCGGATCGACACATCGAAGCTTGGCAGAAGCAGGCCGCAATCGACATACCGCGTGACATGCCGGTCTGCGCGCCGTGCCGCGTCGGGATCGACGGCCTCGGCGACGCCCACGCTCTGCATTTGCGCGGAATCGACGTGATCGACGCCGAGCGGCGCATCGAGCGGCGCGAAACTGATCGCCAATGAGCATTCGGCCATGCCGTAGCAGGGCACGAAGGCGGTCGCTTTGAAGCCGGCCGGTGCCAGCGCCTCGGCGAAACGCTCCAGCGGTTCGGGGCTGATCATCTCGGCACCGACACAGGCGACGCGCAGCGCGCTGAGGTCCAGCTTTTCGGCATCATTGGGGCGCACCCGCATCACCGACAACTCGTAGGCAAAGGGCGGGGCCGATGTGATGGTGGTATGGTTCGCCGACATCATCTCGAGCCACTTGCGCGGGCGCATGGCGAAATCATGGGTGCCGAGGAAATCGACCGAGCGCTGCGTGGCCATCGGCATGATGATGAAAGCGACAAGCCCCATGTCGTGAAAGAACGGCAACCACGAGCCGAACCGGTCTTCGTCCGTCAACTTCAGCCCGTTGGTCGCCATGTCGTTGACATTGGCCAGAACCGTCTTCTGGTCGATCACCACGCCGCGCGGAAAGCGTGTGCTTCCGGATGTATACTGGATATAGGCGGTGCTCTCGGGGGTGACCCCGGGCAGGGTGGCCGTGCTCGGCACGAGCGCGTCGAAATCCTCGGGCCCGCCGACAAGGCGCAGATCCATGTCCGATGTCGCTTCCTTGAGGAAGTCCAGCCATTCGAGCGGCGCCATCGCCGCGGAGGCGTCGCAATTGCTCAGAAGCTGCCGCAGCTGCGCGACATAGGCCGAATGGCCGCCGATATTCACCGATGCGGGCAGTGGCACGGGAACCAACCCGGCATACTGGCACGCCCAGAAGAACCGCACGAAATGCGGTGAGGTTTCGGCGACCAGCGCTACGCGTCCGCCGGGCTCGATCCCCAGAGCTGTCAGACGATGCGCCAGCTCGATCGCCTGTTGCCGAAGCTCGGAATATGATGTGGACGAATAGAGCGCGCCGCGCGCGTCGAAAAAATTCACACCCGTCTCGCCTTCGGCCGCATAATCGAGTGCGTCGCAAAGTGTTGAAAAGTCGGCCTTTCGCAAGGCGACATGATGCGTACTGCTCGTCGCGTTCATGGGGTTTTTCCTTGTTTCGTTTCCGGATTCATCCGGTTGTTTTTATTCAATTGCCTGTCGCAAACTTCACCGCTTATAGATACACGCACCGGGCCCATGTCAAGGTAACGGCCCCCGTCCTGCCCCCGGGTGTTGCCGCCGGGACGCGTCGTATTTGGGTCTTGTTGCGGGCCTGTTGAGGGGTCGGTAGGGGTCATTTTTTGGCCGGAGAGCGACGACCGCATGCCAGTATGTCCGCGCCATCGTGATGCGCCTCGGGGTACCGGGATTTTGTCGCTGCGGTGGCGGTGTCATCCGCGATGACAGCGCACTCCGACGCCGTACTTTCATCTTGAATCAGGGCGATACGAGGACGGCCAGAATGATTTTTAAGGACATTGTAATAAGTAAAATCAATGCCTTGATGGAAGGTATGCAATCCCGAAGGACATGTAGGCCTGGCCGCCAACCGGCCTACTTTGCGACCTGTTGCCTTTTCTCGAAAGGGTGGGTCGGCTACCGCGACGGCACTCTGGGCCTCGCGTCCTGCGGCCGGATCCGCGCCTGTCTGGCGACGCTCGTCGATGTGGACCCGAGCCTGTCGCGGATTGTGCCATGAAGGCGCGCAAAAGCGCCCTTGCACCCTTGATCCGGGCATCGGCGACATCCTGCACGCGTCGTCACAAAACGTTTCCAAGCCGTAACACCGCTGAAGTCACCGTCCCTCGTCGCGGCCCGCCCGTGCCGGCGCACGGTGCGGTTTACTTTCCTTAAACCTTTGGGGGTCTGATGCCCATCAAGCGGTCATGAGACCAAACCGATACGGGATCAAGGAGAGCGAGGCGATGATACTGGATTTCTTCCGGCAAAGCGGCGCGGCAGAGGGGAACGCGGCGACGCCATCCATCCCCGAACAAAAGGCGAGCGCCACGGGCCGTATCATGGCCTGGGGCGGGGCTGGCCGCGTGGCGTGGAGCCCGCGCGACACGGTCAGCCTTGCGCGCACCGGTTTTGCCGGCAATCCGGTGGGCTTTCGCTGCGTCAAGATGATCGCCGAGGCGGCGGCGGCGCTGCCCCTCGTCCTGCAGGACGCCGAGCGGCGCTTTGCGGTACATCCTGTGCTTGATCTGATCCGGACACCCAACCCGGCGCAGGGCCGGGCGGAGCTGTTCGAGGCGCTTTACGGCCAGCTTCTGCTGACCGGCAATGCCTATGTCGAGGCCGTGGGCACCGGTGCTGGTGTGCCGGTGGAACTGCACGTGCTGCGCTCGGACCGGATGAGCGTGGTGCCGGGCGCGGATGGCTGGCCGGTGGCCTATGAATACGCCGTCGCGGGGCGCAAGCACCGCTTCGACGTCTCCGATGGTGCGCCCTGCATCTGCCACATCAAGAGCTTTCACCCCCAGGACGATCATTACGGCCTGTCGCCCCTGCAGGCGGCGGCGCAGGCGGTGGATGTGCACAATTCCGCGAGCCGCTGGTCCAAGGCGCTTCTCGACAATGCCGCCCGGCCATCGGGGGCGATCGTCTACAAGGGGGCCGAGGGGCAGGGCGCGCTGAGCACGGATCAGTATGACCGGCTCGTGGGCGAGATGGAAGCGCATCATCAGGGCGCGCGCAATGCCGGGCGGCCGATGCTGCTGGAAGGCGGGCTCGACTGGAAACCGATGGGGTTCAGCCCCTCGGACATGGAATTCCAGAAGACCAAGGAAAGTGCCGCGCGCGAGATCGCGCTGGCCTTCGGGGTGCCGCCGATGCTGCTGGGGATCCCCGGGGATGCGACCTTCGCCAATTACCAGGAGGCGAACCGTGCTTTCTACCGGCTGACGGTACTGCCGCTGGCCCTGCGCGTGGCCGCGTCGGTGGCGGCGTGGCTGGCGCGGATGAGCGGCGAGGCGTTCGATCTGCATCCCGATCTTGATCAGGTGCCGGCGCTGGCCGCCGAGCGTGACGCGCAATGGAGCCGGGTGGCGGGGGCCGATTTCCTGACAGCGGCCGAAAAGCGTGACCTCTTGGGGCTGCCGGCGCTGCCCGAGGCGGATCTGGATGGCTGAGCAGGGACCGCCGCCGCGCTACGGGTTCGAGCCCTTCGATTGCGCGCCCGCGCTGCGGCTGGAAGCGCATGAGCGGGTCTCGGATCTGCAGGTGAAAGCCATGCAGGAACGGCTCGACCGGCTGGACGCCGCGATCGAGCGGTTGGAGCGGCGGCTGTGGCTGGCGGTTTACGGTGTGGTCGCGGCGATACTGGTGCAGGCGTTCTCGCCGATCCTGGCGGCGCTGCCCTGAGATGGAAACGGAAAGGATGAGGCGCATGGAAATGGAAACCGGATTGGAGCGCAAGTTCGCGCGACTGGACGGAGAGGCCCTGAGCGTGAGCGATGCGGGCCGGATCGAGGGCTATGCCAGCCTGTTCGACGCCCCCGATCAGGGCGGTGACGTTGTGGCGAAAGGTGCCTATGCGGCAAGCCTCAAGCGGCTCGATGCCGAAGGGCGCCGCGTCAAGATGCTGTGGCAGCACGACCCGGCGCAACCGATCGGCATCTGGGACGAGGTCCGCGAGGACGCGCGCGGGCTGCATGTGAAGGGGCGGCTGCTCGATACCGTGGGCCGTGCCCGCGAGGCGGCGGCGCTGATTGCGGCCGGCGCGATCGACGGCCTGAGCATCGGGTACCGGACGCTGCGGGCCACGAAAAGCGACAAGGGCCGACGGCTCTTGCAGGAACTGGAGCTTTGGGAAGTGTCGCTGGTGACCTTCCCGATGCTGCCCAGTGCGCGTGTGGCCGCCAAGGGCGAGAGCCCCGACGCGGACACGATGCGCGAATTGGCGGCGGTCTTTGACGCGGCCCGCCGGGAGATGGCGCGGATGTAGCCCGCGCGACCAGACCAACCTGAAGGAACGCAATGATGACAACCCAAGCGCAGGCTCGGGCCGGGGAAGATCTGTCTCCGGCGGCAGAAATGAAAACCGCCGTGACCGGTTTCATGAACGAATTGAAGGGCTTTCAGTCCGAACTTAACACCAGACTTCAACAGCAGGAAGAGAAGATGACCATGTTTGAACGCAAGACAATCGCCATGGCCCGCCCGCATCTGGCGGCCGCCGCCGACACCCACGCCCCGCATCGCAAGGCGTTCGACGCGTATTTGCGCGGCGGTGACGATGACGGCCTGCGCGGGCTGGAACTCGAGGGCAAGGCGCTCAACACCGCCGTGGCCGGGGATGGCGGGTATCTCGTCGATCCGCAGACCTCCGAGATGATCCATTCGGTGCTGAGCGCGACCGCCTCGATCCGGGCGGTGGCCAATGTGGTGGCGGTCGAGGCCACGAGTTTCGACGTGCTGGTCGATCATGCCGATGTGGGCCATGGCTGGGCCACGGAAACAGGCACGGTGACCGAGACCGACACCCCCGTGATCGACCGCATCAGCATCCCGCTGCATGAGTTGAGCGCGCTGCCGAAAGCGTCGCAGCGTCTGCTGGACGACAGCGCGTTCGACGTCGAGGCCTGGCTTGCGGGCCGCATCGCCGACAAGTTCGCCCGCGCCGAGGCTGCGGCCTTTGTCGCCGGTGACGGCGTCGACAAGCCGCGCGGGTTCCTGACCCATCCCACGGTCGACAACGATGTCTGGGCCTGGGGCAATATCGGCTACGTCCCCACCGGGGCGGATGGCGATATCGCCGGGCCGGATCCGATCATCGACATGGTCTATGCGCTGGGCGCGCAGTACCGCGCCAACGGCACCTTCGTGATGAACTCCAAGACCGCCGGAACCATCCGCAAGATGAAGGATGCCGATGGCCGGTTCCTGTGGTCCGACGGTCTGGCGGCGGGAGAGCCCGCACGTCTGCTGGGCTACCGCGTGCTGATCGCCGAGGACATGCCCGACATCACCAGCGGTGCCGATGCCATCGCCTTTGGTGATTTCGGGGCCGGCTACACGGTGGCCGAGCGCCCGGATCTGCGGGTGCTGCGCGATCCCTACAGCGCCAAGCCGCATGTCCTGTTCTACGCCACCAAGCGGGTCGGTGGCGACGTCAGCGATTTCAAGGCGATCAAGCTGCTGCGGTTCGCCACCTCGTAAGGGGCGGTGACAGGGGCGGGGGCGTTTGCCCCCGTCCCGGGGCGCGTGCGGCCCATGACAGGCGTTGTTCAGTCATCCCCCTCCGTCCGTGCAATGCCGGGTGGCGCGCGCCTCGATCACCGGAGGGGTCCGGGATATATGGAGTAGGTCCATGATGTTGATGGAAGAAACCGCGGTGCCCCTGGCCGCGCTGCCGCTGGCGGAATTCAAGGCGCATCTGCGGCTGGGGACGGGGTTTTCGGATGGCGACATCCAGGACCCGGTGCTGGAGAGTTTCCTGCGCGCCGCCCTTGCCGCGATCGAAGGGCGCACCGGAAAGGTGCTTCTGGAGCGCGACTTTTCCTGGGTGCTGAGCCGCTGGCGCGAGCCGCACGGACAGGCCCTGCCGGTCGCGCCGGTGAACGAGATCCTCAGCCTGAGGC